TCAGCATCAGCACTAGCTCCACCATTTACATCTACATTAACAACAATATTATTAGTAGTCCCTCCCATCTTATTATTAGGAATTATGGTACCAGCGGTAGATGGTACAAATAATTCTGGTCCTCTTTCTCCTACTATTGCTGGTCTACCAACAGGAGGTCTACCACCAGCAGCAAATCCGGGTAGTTTAGAAAACGGTCCACCAAAAATAGCACCTAAGGCTGTATTTATACCAAGTCTTAAAAATTGTCTAGCAATATCATTTAATAAAGCACTTGCAGCTTGTGCTAATGATTTTGTTTGTAAGATTGCATCTACCAAAGCATCAGAAACACCTGTTGCAATACTATCTCCAATCTTTTTAAATATTTCATCTTGTCTTTTTGCTGCTTCATTTATTTTTTCAATTTCTGTCTTTTGTTTTTGTAATTCGTGGTTTTGTTTAGCCAACGAAACAAGTCTTTGTTCTTCTTCACCATCAAATTCTTTTTTAATTGCTGCAATTTGTTGTTCAAGATCAAACTCTTTTTTCTTTTCATCTCCAATTATTGCTTCTCTTTTTACTGACTCTGTTAATTCTGCATTTATTTTTTTTAAATCCTCTAGTTGTATTTTAAATCTTGCTGTAGCATCTCTTTCTTCTGCAGCTGGTAAACCACTTTCGAGTTCTTTAATTTCTTTTTTTAATTGTAAAATTTCTCTTAATTCTTTTGACTGACCTATTTCTTGACCAAATAAATTAGCACCTGTTAACGCATCTAAATTATCTAATAAATCTTTTACAAAAGGATTCATCTCTCTTACTTTTTTTTCTAAGTCCATTATTTGTGTTTTTCTTTCTGCTATAGACTGATTAAGCATTGCTGCTGTTCCTTCGTTTACAACATCATTAAATTCTTTTTGTGCATTTCTTGCTTCTAATAATTTTGTAAGTAAAACTCCAAGACCAACAACAACCAAACCAATACCAGTTTTTGCAAGTGCAACTTTAAAAGCAGTAACCATTGCAGTAGCCTTGGCAAAACCTCCTGCCGTAGCAAAAGCCATTGTTGTAGTTGTAGCAAGTGAACCATTTGCAGCAGCAGCAGCAATAGACATTGTTGCAAGTTGTGCCTTTGTAAACGCTATTGCAACAGATAAACCTTTAAAAGCTAGTGCAGCACCAGTTATAATTGCTACCGCCTGACCTCCTTCACCACTTAAAACATTTAATAAAGCTGTTAATGCTTTTACTGCAGGTTCAACCACAGGAATAAGAGACTTTCCTAAAGCTTCACTAAAATCACGAAAAGATTCGCCTAAAGTATCAACAGAACCAGCAAACCCGACTGCTGCAGCTTGAGCTAATTTGTTATAACTTTCATCTACAATATCCAAAATCATGGTATGCGCTTTTGCTACCTGATTTGTTTTCATTAACTCTTTTATTACTTTTTGTTGTTGCTTGGTAAATGCAATACCAGAACGATTTAAATTAGATAAATTTCTCTCAGGGTCTTGCAATGCTTTTGCCAATTGCATGAAAGATGTACTGACATCCACTTGGTTAACCTGTGCAATATCTGCTGCAGATTGAGCTACTCTTTCGTAAGCATCAACCCCAATATTTCTAAAACTTGTTAATAAGTTAAAACCTCTTGTAAAATCTTCTTGATTAAATAAAGTTGTTTTTCCAAATTTATCTGCTACTTCTTGTAATTGTTTTAAAGCAATTGAACTCGCTCCTAAATTATTTAAACCTTGCTGAAGTATTGCTACATCTCTTTCTCTCGCTAAAAAAGTTCCTATACTGCTATTTAAAACAGAAAAAGCTGTACCAACTGCAAGGATTGGCGCAATACTACTTTTTAATGCAGAACCTAATCCTCTTGCCGCTGTAGATGTTGCAGCCAAGGATTTTGTTGTACCTTTTGATGCGGCTGATAATCTATTTGTAGCTGCAGAAGCATTATTTAAAGAACTGACAGCATTTCTCGTGTCAACTCTTAAGGTAACAATACTTTCAGCCACTTAGCTTATAAAATACATTTCTTTCATCTTACCTGTTATTTGCTCTTTGACGCATCTTTTTTTCATTCTCATATTTATTTTCGTAATATGCCGCCCAATATATAAACTCTTCCTCTGTCATGTTTTGTCTTAGTTCAGTTAATGTCTTACCTAATTCAGAGGCGAGAAACAACTCAAAATTTAGCCAGCTATTTCTCTTTAATCGTTTTTTGCTGTTTCAACGTCTATTTTTAGTTCAAATAAAAATAACTCAATATCATTTAAAACTTTCTCTGGTAACATTCTTTGTAAATCTATAGCATCAGCCAAAGCAAACATTTTCGAGCCATCTTCTTTTTGTGCAATCTGACAAAGTAGTTGTGTAGATACCATAAGTGCATCATCAGTACCGACAGCAGTTTGTGCTTTTTGTCTGTCGTATCTTGTTAATGGTGGAAAATATATATCTATCTTTTGACCTGTTGGTGTTTCAAGTACATATTTACGTCTTACAGACATAACATCACTGAAAGATTCAGTGATGATGTCAACTGTTCTTTTTGTTGTCATAAATTTTTTATTGTATTACCCTAATGTACTATATAGCTGAAGTAATGGCACCCGATGTAATAAAGTTCACTGTTATCACTTCAATCTCCCCTAAAGTTGCTCCATATTCTGCCCCAGTAATAATTCCAGCAAAACTAATTTTTTTTGCAGAAGTAGCTGAATCAGGAAATAACTCAAACAAGGCATCTGCAGCGTCACCTGTTGTTAAGACATCATCAATAAAAGCCTGATAATCAGAGTTACCAGCAGTATCATATAAAAGTTCAACAGAACCTTCGCCAGATATTAAACCACCAACAAAAGTTTTTGCTGTATCTCCTTGGTTAGTAGTTTCCATTGTATCTTTTGTAATAGATAAAGACCAAGATCTTGTTGATACAATGTCAGCTTCTGTACCGCCTGCATTTTCAAACATTACCTTACCTACATCACCTTTGATAGCTGTTGCCATGACAATAAAAAAAGAATTAGTTTTATTTTAGCCTTTTTCTGACTTTTTCACACTTTTTTTTGAATTTTGTTGTGCCTCATAATATTTTCTACACTCAGGGTCCCAATAATTGGCTTCTCTTCTACCCTTTACAGTTTCTATAGCGTCAAGCATTTCATCTGTGATTTCAAGTTTTGCCATAATTAAAGTCCCTCGTATGTTTCAAAGGTTATCCGAATTTGTGTCACAAACTTACCTTCAGGTGGTTGTGAAAGTATTTCGGGTCCAACTACTGCATCAAAAATAACATCTGATACTGTAATCCTATTGTATAAGTCTCTCAGACGTTTGCAAATAGTAAAATTTCCACCAGAACCAATACCTTGTTCAGTAAATACATTTAATGTTAATAAGCCAACTATTAACGTATTGGCATCTGTTTGATTCCCTTGGGATGTTATTTCGCCAGAACCAAAACTTACTTCACACTGCACAAAGCTTTCATTACTTGTAGCATCAAATGGCTGATTACTAAATACAACAGGAATTGCAGGGCTACTGGCAAGTTCTGTTGACAACCTAGCTTCAATAGTAGATCTTACTGTATTTAAATCAGTTGCAGCCATTACATACCTCTTATAATTCTTTTAAGTTCTTTTGGAATATAACTAACTGTAAGTTGTTTGGCTTGTAATTCTGGAAATCCTTTTATTGTTTGTTTTCTCGTTCTATATCTATCTTTCCAACTTGGTGGTAATTCAGTTCCATATATAACTGGTTCCGCATATTCAACATTATTTATAATTCTTCCTTGTAATTTTTGTATATCAGTTTTCCAACCATTTCTTAAATTACCACTAACAACAGGTGTTGCTTTTTTTGAAAGCGTAGTCCACTGTAATGTTGTTTTCTTTACTAATTTTTGTACTGCTTCTTCCATCAACTCATCTATCTGTTCTAACTTTATTTGTCTTACCATTATGACCTCACTAATAATTCATAAGTTATAGCAGTATTGTTTTGCTCATTAGTTACAACAGAAATTATTTTATACACCACTGAACTAACTAATACTTTATCTTTTGGTGTAGGTGTAAATGTAATATCACCGGCAGAGATAGTTATTTTTTTATCTTGTGCTTGGATTTGGTCATTCACCTCAGAATTATTTACATTTTCTATAACTGCTTTTACAACAGTATCACTATTGCTTTCACTTACTACTCCTGTTGAAGTGTTATAAGAACCATTAGTAATTTGCCTAATAGTTACATTGCCACCAAGTTTAGATAAACCTTT